ATATTCCAAATCTAAATATTCCAAAAGACTTACCGAAAAGATTAGCACGCATAGCATTTGTAATGCGGTCTATACTCTGCTTAGAGCGAATACGTAAATTTTTTTCATTTTGTCTTGCTTGGAAACCTTTACCCGATACTAATCGATCTCTTAAATCAAAATACAAATCGCGTATATAATTTACATAAATTAAAGTTTCAACCATAACTTTTCTACGTATTTCAGGTATATTAAGAGTAGATAATTTATCTAAGAATTCACTTGATTTAGATTTCAGTTTTTTATAAATAAACATTACAAACTTAATGTCACTATTAGATGCTTGTAAGGCTAAAGCTGAATTCGCAACTCGCGTAAGGCTACCCCCTCTGATCATGCCAAAATTTGAATTTACAGTGTATCTATTTCTCATTTATTAATACCAAAAGATTATTTAAATCTGCATAATAATTTCTTGAGGCATACCAAAAAGTTCCAACATTCCGGCGATAAGTCTATTTATAGCATGAGTAAATTTAACCAAACTACGGGGATCTCTAGTGTCATCGCTGATTTGTTTGAATTTTCCTATGAAAAAAGTTACAAGTTCAGATATATCCACAATAGTTTTTTGAGTTGTGTGAAATTCCACAATGCTAGGGTCTTGTTGTGTTATTTCTACGATTCCAAAAGCAAATTGAATAAGCCGAGTACGGTAAATATCTATAGTTGCGTCTAGTACACCCATACGTTGTCTACGCAATTCTATCTGGTATTTTCTCATTTCAAATCCGTAACCCAACACGACTCGGTCTACTAAATCAAAATACAAATTACGTAAAACTCTTATATATATCAGCACTTCAAGAATAAGTTTATCTCGCATGTTAGGTAGATTAAGAGTAGAAATTTTATCTGAAAATTTACTTGACGCGGATTCAATTTTTTTATAAATAAACTTTAAAAATTTATTGTCCTGTTTAATTTTCTGCAAAGGTAGTTCGTAATTATCGGTGAATGAAAGACTACCACCACCCGGCATGCCGAATGAAGTTGTATTAATATTATTGAATACTCCACGTTCTGCTCTACGCAAATCTTCTTGAAATCCAATAAGCAATTCAAGATATTTAGCAATTTCTTTAGAACGCGACAACAAAAGATTTGGATTTTGAATTCCTTCCATTAGTACAGTATCCATTAAATAAATGTCAAAAACGGGAAAAACTAAATTATAAAAGTTTCGAACATAATTCTAGCCTTTTCTGCAACTCCTTCATCGCGAATTCGAAGATTATGAAGTCTTCGCTTTACAATCTGATTTTGTAAAAGTAAATCTTTTGCCGCTTTTTCTGCTTTTATATTTTCAAAAGTTTCAAAAGTAATGCGTAAATTTTGTAAAATAACCTTTACTTCGAAAGACACTGGATCAGTTGCTGGAATTATGCGATGTCCAGACATTTCTGCATTGACATTGTCTCTTATGCGTTTAATAACCTGTCTAGCGAGAGCCAAGGAGTTATCATGAATAGCATTAATTCGTTGAACTTCTCGAACTTCTCTTTGTAATCTTTCAAATTCAAGATTTCTTTCATTTGCTATTGGTATCGGAGACTGTTTTTCAAAAGGATATTTACCAAATTTTGAATTAATTTTTCTCATTTAATAATTGTAAATATTTTAAAATTTTAGTGTTACATTCTGAGAACTCGTAAAAACACCCTTTACTGCGCTTTGAGACAACACTATTCTTTTTCCCTTTTTTTTATTAGTAATAACTGTTCCCATATCAAAATCTATCAGTTTGATATTAGAAATAGCATATTCAAAAATTTTATTTTCCAAAAACCACCTAAAAAAATTTAATTGCCCTACAGTAGTTACTATGTAATTGTTTTTATCTATGTTAATAATATCGTCATTGAATTCCTTTACATTAAAAGTATTACAGTCTATTATGATTCTCCTCTGTCTACAAAATGGATCGAAAAATTTTTTAGAATACGCCTTCAATTGATTTTTATAGTCTAAATAAATATTAAAATATATTATTTCAGTATTATTTTTAACTATAGGATATATTATATTATACTTTTTAGAATAATTTGTTACCAACCAGTCTATCAATCTTAAACTTAAAGGATTATTTTGATAAACTATATCTTTTAAAATTTCAATTTTATCTTTATAAAAAATGAGCAAAAATCCTAAAATTGTCTCCTCCTTTAATGTAAGTGTCATTACAAATACTTATTAATAATAATTTTCTTTATGTAATTTTTAAAATAATTTATATAAAGAAAACTTACATAATAAAATCAAAACTTTATGTTCGAAATTACAGATGATAAATTTAAAAAAAAAATAATGTGTTTATTTAGCAGTTTATGGTCTAGTAAATATAGCAATTTTTTTCCTACCCAGATATGCGATTACATAGAAAGAAAGGACTTATTTAAACTTAAAAATTTTTTATACTTTTATTATAAAAAGAATACAAAAAATGAAAGAAAGGCGTTTCTATTTTTATTCACAGATAGCAATTGCGAAAATAGGGCAGTATTAATAGTTAAAAATTTTACTATCTACTCATTAGATATAAATTGTCACGAGGATTACTATAAAAATACACTATTTGATGTAACAATATCCGGAGATAATAAAATAATCATTTATGACACTATATACATTTCAGGAATTAAAATTAATAATTATACATTTATTGATAGAATAACTGAAGCTGAAAACTTTAAGAAAAATACAAAAACCCCAGAGTTTGATATATGCGAATACCTACAAGAAATTAATGGTTTAAACGAGACTCTAAAACCATTTGAAGAAGAAATATTTATAATATCCAATAATCTGCCAATTAAAATAGGTGTTAATCGCGGTTGCTTTAAATGGCAACCAATTGAATTTATTTACTTCAGTTTTAGAGTAATCGAAAATGAAGATGATTTATTATTATATATTTCTAATTATAAAAAAGACTTACTTTTTGCTAAAATACACGCATCAGATCTAGATGGAAAAGATTGTATAAACCAGATTAAAAATCTAGAAAAATATACCAATGAATGTATAATAGATATCTGCTTTAATAAAAATATAAAAATTTTACGTGTAAGTGAAAACTTTCCAAGTTCTCTAAGACATGTTGAGAAATTACTACACATCAAAAATGAAAATATAAATATACACGAACTTATAAATTAAAGAGTATAGCGGTAGAACATTAAAATAACATAATAGAACAATTTAAATTGTTTTTATTCTATTATGTTACTATTTTAATAATTATTAATAATTATTTACGCCCCGAAAAAGCTCATGCGCGCCCGGCGACGACGGTAAGCGCGACGAGCAGCAATCGCAGACTTAGTCATCTTTAGCTTGCGACCTCTGCGACCTCTGCGCGCCTTACGACCCTTACGACCCTTACGCATCTTACGCATCCTGCGCGCCGATAGATAAACCTTACCCGAGCGCGAACGGTAGTATAGCGCGCCGTTCTTGCCCCGGTAAATCTTGCGCTTGCGACCCTTTACTATTATACTCTTGCGCGATTTGCGAGCGCCCTTGCGACCACGGGGGCGACCTACGCGACGCTTGCCAAAATCCATATAATCATCTTCATAATCTTCTGCATACATTTTTAATATTAACAAAAGAAAATAATTTTTAATTAAATTAAAAATACAAATTTAAAAAAATAAATAAATTAATTTAAAATTTTCAAAAATTTTAAAATTACATTTTCTTTAAAATTATTGTCTTCTAAAAAATTGAGAAGATCTTTTTTATTACACGGATTTATTTTGAACTTTTCTGGAACTTTATAATCAAACTCCGTAAATATTTTTCTAGCAATTTCAAAGTCAAAATTTTCAGGTTTTGAACTTAATTTCTCAAGATAGTTCTCTATTGTTATATGGTGTTTTATAACATTAAATGCTGTAACAGGTCCTACACTAGGAATTGTATCAGAATAGTCACACCCAGATAAGATACAAAAATCAACAAACATTTCTTTTGTCATTCCAAAATTCTTCAAAACTTCGACTGTATCTATCTCTATAATTTTAGATATCGAAGTTTTTATAATTTTATCGCACCCGAATGTTAAAGCATCTGTATCATCTGTTACAGTGTAATTTACTAGTCCATTTTTTTGTAAAAATGCGCAATATTTTTCGGCATCATCTGGTGCAGTACAGTAAGGTATTCCAGATTTTTCTAAAAGTTCTTTACACTCTGTTATATGCGATTTTTTGATTCTAATTATTTGAGAAGAAATTTTATCTATTTCGGCAAGTATAGAAACTTTATCCTCATTTTTTGCTTTATCTTCTAACATTCGCAGTTCTTCGATTTTAACATAAAGTTTTTCTTTATTGTCGTGCCTTTTTTGAATAGTATTTTTTTTTGCATCTGGTGGGTATCCATCAAAAACAAAGACTGGTAGAATTCCGTTTGACATATAATATTTAATTCTATTTACGATACCAACAAGATGTGAATTTTCAGTTTTTGAAGCATACTTAAATTTATACAAAAGAATACTACAATCTATAGCAAAAACAGAACCGCTATAAGATTTAATATCGGTTATTTTTTCGGCATCTTGTGAGTATTTTTTGATAAGATTGTTAAGGCCGCGTATGCCCATTTCTTAATAATAATATTAATCATTCTTTTAAATCTTATTTTTTTTAACAATAAATTTAAAAGTCTTTAATGCTATAACAATCTAACTTGATGTCGTTAAAACTTTGAAACGGATTTTTTGTTTTAGTATTATAAGTTTTAGTATTATTAGTTTTAGTAGTATTAGTTTTAGTATTATTAGTTTTAGTATTATTAGTTTTAGTATTATTAGTTTTAGTATTAATAGTTTTAGTATTATTAGTTTTAGTATTTAGTTCTTTAATACTAAAACTATCTAGAATAATTAAATCCGTTGTATCGTATTCGTCGTTAGAATCTTGGTAATCAGTTAAATCGAGAATATTTTTTTTAACTGGAAACTTTGGATGTTTTTTGATATCGTTAATTCTATAAAATTCTATTTCTTTCCAAAAAATTTCTAGTTTTTTCAAGTTTTCTGTCAACCACTCTTCATCTCTATTAACACGTACAATGTTAATTTCATTCGGTGGTCTATATTCTATAAAATCAGCAATTTCCAAATCGCATATAAACATATTTAATTGAACTTGCGGAACATAATACTCTGGAATACACCCGTGTTTAATTACACGCTTATACGGACACTTGACTTCAAGTAATACTGGTTTAGCGTTAAAGTCTGTTTTAGATATAGCTATTCCGTCGGGGGATCCAGCTAACCAATAATAATCTTTATTATTGTATATGTCTTCGTGAGATATAAGTCCAAAATTATAATTAATTTGACCAGTCATTTCGCAATATTTTTCAATTGCTTCGTTTTCATATTTTTGGCCATGTAAAGTTGCTACGTTTCCAACAAATGGATGTAAATCGTGTCCACATTTTTTAAAAAGAACCTCCGTGGCTTTTTGATACGGATTGATACCCAAAGCGGTAGCGGCATCTGAACTAGTCAACCTGTTTTCGCGCTGTTTAAACCACTCCGGGGATCTCTGTTCATGCTGGGGTATTTTAAGTAATTTATCAATCTTATCCATAAAACTTATAAATCTAAATTTAAATAATTTTTAAATACAATTATTTAATTTTTTTAACTAAAACACTCGGGGTATTTTTTTTCTTCATCTGCTTTTTATCATATTCTGGTATAGATTTTGCCTTTTTCTCATCGTAATTTTTTTTACAGTATTTCCAAAGCTCTTTTGTTCCTATTTTAAAATCTCTACTAGGTTTTGCTCTATACCAGAATACACAGTCTTGTATATTATTACTTTTAGAAGTATTGTCTAGAACTAAACAATCATATCCTTCGGTACAGCTATTGAGCACATCTTGAAATATACTAAAATGTGGAAAAATTCCAAAAAAATTTTTATATATTTTTTCTTGATTTTGAATAATATTCTCTCTTAGAATAAATACATAATCTATATTAGATCTTAAATCTGGTGGTAAATCCATACAATATTGCATTGTAAGCATAAAAGTGATTCTCCAATGTCGCCCATTCATAAAAATTCCTCTGATATTTGTATCTCTAATCATTTTTTTGTCGTACATACAATCATCTAATAAAACAAATACATCCCCATCCGGATTTTTTGTATCAGAATTTATAACTTTTTTTTGTCTTGTTATCACTTGTTGAATTATTTCGGGTTTATACTCAGAATGAATTAATATTTCTGGAATAAATTTTGAATAATATGCATTTCCATCTTCGGTTGCTGATATAGCGACACCTGCCTTTATATGACGCATGTAATACAATATATCAGAAACTAAAGTACTCTTTCCGGTTCCTCTTTTTCCTATAAAAACGCATGTTGGAGGTCCAGCACCTTTGGTACGTCTTTCTTCTATACTTCTAGGTTTAAATTTTGATAAACTAATAGACATTATTAAATTGATAACATTTTTTAAAAAGAATTCCTCCACGAAATAAGTATTCAAAATAACTAATCGAAATAATTTTCAGTTAATGGAATGTCTGATTCTATAGTATAATAGGAAATTAATATGCTAACTATTATACCAATAAAACACGACACGCCAACGCACAGCTTTTTATATTTTTGATCCTTGTCTAATTTATTTACTAAAACATAAAACATAAAACCAGAAAATGCTATTATTATAGCGTGTGTTAAATCTAGAGTGTAAAAATCTAACAATCCCATTTATAATGTATTTTATAAAATAAAGTACAAAATTAAACAAACAATAATATTAAAAAGAATTATCATATTAATATTAAATGGGGATTACTGTGGATAATTTGAGTACATTAAACAATCTAATTAATATTGACCACGGAGATAAAGTAGTATTTTTTAAATTTGGAACAGACTGGTGTATTCCGTGCGTTGAACTAGATAAAATTTTGGTAATTATTCCAAATTCAATTGTTTATCACATATCAGCTGACAATGAAAATTTTGAATCCTATTTAATAGAAAATAAAATTTATACATTTCCATTCACGCTAATTAAAGTTGGAAAAAAAATTAAAAAGGTAATTGGACTACATACTTTTGATAATATTGTTGAATACATAGAAGATCTTCAGACAGAATGAGAATATATTATTGCTAAAAAAAAAATAGTTTAAAAAAATAGAGAATAAAACTATTGGGATACGATGGCGGACACTTATAAAAAATATACACAAATAGAACATATATTGGCAAGACCGGGGATGTACATAGGAGATACAAAATGTACAACAGATGAATGTTGGATTGTAAACACTGACACTAATACAGCAGAAATTAAAATGTGTAAATGGAATCCTGGAATTTTTAAAATATTCGACGAAATTTTAGTAAATGCAACAGATGAAGTACAGCGCAATAACTCTGTAAAATGTATAAAGATTGAAATATCGGATAAATTTATTTCTGTCTATAACGATTCTGGAATACCAATCGAAATTCATCCAGAGTATAATATTTACATTCCAGAATTGATCTTTGCTAATCTTTTAACATCAAGCAATTATGACGATTCTATTAAAAGAACTACAGGCGGTCTAAATGGTCTTGGAGCAAAACTAACTGCTATATTCTCGAATAAATTTACAGTAGAAACTTCAAAATCTGGAAAGAAGTATACTCAGACTTATGAAAAAAATTTGAGTATAATCGGTAAACCAGTAATTACAAATTCGTCGAAAGACTACACTAAAATCACTTTTTATCCAGATTTTGAAAAATTTGGAGTAACTGGAATTTGCGACGATACACCAGATATTTTAATAAAAAGAGTTTTTGATATCTGCGCTATTACTCCGAAATCAGTAGACGTATTTTTAAATGGTAAAAAACTACCTATTAAAAATTTCTCTGACTATATCTCTGTTTACATCGGACCAGTTAAAACAAATCCAAGAGTGATTCAAGAAAATCCAAGATGGAAAGTGTCTGTATCTGCGTCACAAAACGGGTTTCACTGTATATCCTTCGTTAATGGAATATGCACTTCAGACGGAGGAAGTCACGTAGATCATGTGATTAATCCTATTATTAAAAAATTAACTGAAGTAATTCAAGAAAAACACAAAAATTTGACAATCAAGCCACAATACATTAAAGATAATTTATTTGTTTTTATAAACTGTTTCATAGACAACGCTACTTATTCTTCACAGACCAAGGAAAAACACATTACCAAGATTTCAGATTTTGGAACAAAATTTACTCATACAGAGGATTTTATTTCACAGATTTCAAAATTGGGAATTATCGACAGTATTTTGGCTATAGCCGAAGCAAAGGAAAAGAAATCGTTACAAAAGACAGACGGCAAAAAAATAGGGAGAATTCTAATCCCAAAGCTTGACGATGCAAATAAAGCTGGAACAAAAGATTCAAAGAATTGTACTATTATTTTTACAGAAGGAGATTCTGCAAAAGCGACTGCAATTTCTGGACTGTCTGTTGTTGGACGAGATCTATATGGGGTTTTTCCACTTCGTGGAAAACTTCTAAATACAAAAACTGCAACATATACACAGCTAGCTAACAATGAAGAAATAAACAACATCAAAAAAATTATCGGACTTCAAAGTGGAAAAAAATACAAATCCGTTTCAGAACTTAGATACGGAAAAATTTTAATTATGACCGACGCAGACACGGATGGATTTCATATCAAGAGTCTCATAGTTAATTTTATAGGCGATGGGTGGCCGGAACTACTCAAAATGGATTTTGTATCTTCCTTGATTACACCAATTGTAAAAGTTTCATATAAAAATATGATAACGCCGTTTTACAACATAAGCGATTATAATTCATGGAAAGAAAAAAATGATGCACCACGTTTTAAAATTAAATATTACAAGGGACTTGGTACAAGCACAACTCTCGAGGCAAAAGAATACTTTCGAGAAATGAAAACTTTAGATTATAAAAATTGCTCCGAAGAAGACGATAAATATCTAAATTTAGCTTTTAGCAAAACTGAATCTGATGCACGAAAGAAATGGATTTTAGACAATATTAAAAATCCAGAAATACTAGACTACACAGTTTGTAAAGTGGATATTAAAACACTTATAAATAAAGAGCTTGTTTTATTTTCAATTGCTGACAACGTGAGATCTATTCCAAATTTTATAGATGGAATGAAACCATCTCAAAGAAAGGTTATTTTTGCTTGTATTAAGAAAAATTTGGTATCCGAGATAAAAGTTTCACAACTTTCTGGATATGTATCAGAGGTTTCAAGTTATCACCATGGTGAGGCAAGCCTACAAGATACAATTATAAATTTGGCGCAAAATTTTGTAGGATCTAACAATCTTAATCTTTTAGAACCGGTTGGACAATTCGGTTCAAGACTATTCGGAGGTAAAGACTCGGCAAGTCCAAGATACATCTTCACAAATTTATCTAAGAATTTTAAAGAATTATTTAATCCAGAAGATTTCAATTTAATGGAGTACCTCGATGATGATGGATTTTCTATAGAACCAAGATACTATATTCCAAATCTACCGTTAATTCTAATTAACGGAACCAAAGGAATAGGTACTGGATTTTCTACCGATATTCCCTGCTTTAATCCAAAAGACATCGAGGATAGACTACTTAAATTAACTGAAAACGAAGACTGCGAAATTGAAGAAATGATACCTTGGTACAAAGGCTTTACCGGAAAAATTATTAAAGTTGAAACTAATAAATGGACAACACATGGCTTATACGAAGTAAAAGGTAATAAAATAATAATTACAGAACTTCCAATTGGAACATGGACGGAGGATTACAAAATTTTTCTGGATAAACTTGAAACAGAAGAAATAATTTATTCTTATAAAAATAATTCTACAGATACTAGTATTCATTTTGAACTGAGTTTATCTCTGGAAAATATAATACAATGGACTAACAATGCGGAAATTGAAAAAAAATTAAAATTGATGTCCCATATATCCGGGAAAAACATGTATGTGTTTGATGAAAATGATAAAATAGTCAAGATGGAAAGCGCAGAAGAAATAATTTTTAGATTTTGGAAAATTAGAAATGAATACTATCTTAAACGACAGAAATACCTGATTAATAAAATAAAATTTGAATTAGACATCATAACATCAAAAATTAAATTCATAGATGATGTAATCCATGAAAATATTAAGATATTCAGACAACCACTCGAATTTATAAATTCTCAACTTGAGATGAAAAAATACTCTAAAATTGAAAATAGTTATAGATATCTTACTGATATGAAGATACACTCTTTCAGCAAAGACACAATAGACACATTGACTGAAAAAATGAATTCTTTGAATAGTGAATACATACACATTTTGAATATGAAACTAAAAGATTTTTGGAATGACGTTTTAAATTAATAAAAAAAAATATATAGTATAATATAAAATGTTTTCTTATATGCCCGCTAATAATCCATTGTTTATTTTTATTACACTTGTCATAGTTGCGTGGATATGGACAGTTTTTTCGTCTCTTAATGCACTTAAGGTCGCTAATAACCCAAGTTTGGGCGGTTGCTGCTCAACAGATTCATGCGGTGATGCACCAGTAGATGTTATAATGTACAGGATGACTTTAATATTTGGAATAATTATGACCATCGTTTTAGTTTTGTCTTTATATTTCTATTTTAAAGAAAGACAGGCAATTTAAATTGGAACGTTCAAAATTACCGGGGCGTGATCGCTCGCTAGTGGAATATTTTCATTATTTTCCCCGATGTGTTTTAAGCATTTACTGGAACCTTGATTAATATTCTTTGTAAAGAAATAATCAAGTCTCCATCCTTCATTTCTATTTCTAGCAATAGACATTCCGTTTTCCTTTGCTCTGCGAGTATCCCACCAGGTAAATACTATTTCATCATTTTCTATACAGTCTCTGTAATTAATTTTAATTAAACGGTCGTAGAATTCTAGTTCATGCGGATAAATACCGGGCATTGCGATAGTAGTCTTGATATCAAAATGTGTTGAAACTGCGATATTCAAATCTCCGCAAAAGATAACTTTGCCGTCTAGCGAATTTAAAAAGCTAAGCATGGCTTCTATAAAAATTATTTTTTTATCGTAATTAGATCCGGAGTTTGGTGCGTATACATTAATAACCACAAAATTTTGAAAGTTAGCAACTATAATTCTTCCCTCAGTGTCTTCATATCCAGGAATCTGTTCTTGGATGTCTATTAAATTTAGATGTTCCTTGTAAAAAATACATGTACCAGAGTATCTCTCCGGAGCTCTTGCTCCGATAGATTTAGATTCATTAAAGTATGATTTATAACCCGGAATCTTAAAATTTTCAGAAATGGAGATACTGCAACGAGTTTCTTGAAGACAGATAATATCCGGATCTTGCTCCTTGATGAGAATATCAATCGGGCTTTTTTCTTGAATGTCCATTATAGCATCTTTCTTCAATTTTGAAGAGATCTTGTCATTAAAAATACGGGAGCGAATACCGTTGACATTCCAAGTTATAACTTTTAGCATTTTATCTATCATTTTATTAATGTTTAAAGTTCTTAATCTAAATTAAAAAATGTAATTATTTAATTAATCTATTAGTTTTAACAAATAATTTAAGCTCTGATATTTTATCAGTCAATAGCATAGGTCTTCTTATAGGAGGATACCATAATTTTAGAATAATATTGTATATTACCATCCACCGTTCAGCATCTTTAGTCAAAATAGATATTCCGTGACAATTTGAATTAAACGTTTCATTCAAATTTGATAAACAGGTAGCCAATTTAATATAAACTTGTAATGGAAAATTATAATTTCCTTGGCAATTTTCGAGATTAATACATAAATGACAAATTAAATTTTCTTTTTTAATTAAAAACCACGTAGATTCAAAAAGAACTAAAAACTCATCAAAAGCGTCTTCGATGTATTCAAAATCTTTTACATCGACGCTTACTATACATTTTTCACGATCTAAATTGATAATAAAATTAGAAGTATTTATTATATTATTCATTTTATTATTATTTACCATTTAAATTAAAAGAACAAATTAGCGCATAAATATTAATTGCGTTTTAAAAATAATATTAAAGATTCTTAGATAACATAGAAAGTGAAAGAGTTGCTTATGGTATCAACTGAAGAACAAATATGGAAAGACTACGAAAATATTATTATTGAAAATACTATTATAGAACCCGACAACTGTTTATGCAAACATCCTAAAAAATTTATGGATGATAAAGAAAAATCTGAAATATGTCAGGATTGTGGCGTGGTTTTTTTTGCTGCTATCTTTGAAACTAATGAATGGAATACCTATAAGAACGAAGACGGATCTTACCAAGCAAGCATACAACGAGCAGACTTACATACATCCGACAATCCTTATGATATTCCTGGTACAATTCCGGGAATAAACAAAAATAGTCTCATGATGAGAATACACTATCAACAAACTTTTAGTCACAAACAAAAAACTTTTTGGCTTATATCTGAAAAATTGAGTAATTATTGTACTCATTTAGGTATATCTAATGTACTCCAAACTGCTAAAAAAATGTGGCACATTTGTATGGAATCTGGTAAACTCACTCGAGCATCGGTCAGGAACGGATTAATTTCTGCATGTTTATATTATGCGTGTGTGTTTAATAATACACCGGTAGATAGACAGCAAATTATAGACATATCAGAAGGTAATCAGAAAGGATTTCTTAAGGGTGAAAAAATATTTATGGAAATAATGGATGAAAATAAAACATACGGACATCTTGGTAAAGAAAAAATAGACATCAAAGAAAATGATACATTCATTAAATTTTGTTCAGAACTAGGATTGCCGTATAGTACTTATAACATCTGTAATGAAATCTACACATTAAATATAGAAAAATTAGAATCTGTAGCTCCTAAATCTATAACAGCTGGAGTTTTATTTTATGTTGTAAAGTTTAAACTCGGTCTTAAACAGCCTTCTAAATCAAGAATATCTCAGATAGTTAACGTGTGTATACCAACTATTAACAAGGTAATCAATATTTTAGAAAATTAAAAATTATATAATGTATAATATAAACTGAATAATGAATTGGATTCGGGGTTTGTTTAATAATAAAAGAAAGTTTCAGGAGGCGGAGGACGCCGAGGAGAGGCGGGTGCTTCGGGATAATCAGAGGGAACCACCACCTCTGCAAGCGCAGATACAGATTCTACAACCAGCCGATGTTACAGTAAATCTATATGAAAAGTATATAGAAAGGATGGATAAGGACGCATATAACCCTAAAGATATTATGCCTTTTCTATTCGAAGAATATAGATATAGATATGGCACAAGTACAAAACAAATTGATTACTCTATAGTAAAAAATCCAAATTTTTACAAACACACAAATTGGGGCAATACTTCGGGTTTTGGACGTGCGGAAACTTTTAGTACTTTATTTTGTATTATTTTAGGATGCGACAACGCGCATGATTTTACACGTGTTTCAGTCGGGACAAATTTTAATGCTTATGCGTTACGACCTGATGTGCAAAAGGCACATGATTGGCTTAAAACCTCCGACACAGTCACCAAGAATAAGGAAGCTATATTTGGATTTATACAAGAAGCTAATGTAGAAACAGTGCTGGCAGCGTGTGAAGTATTAAACGGGGGTAATCTCTTGTTGCTTGCTCACTGTATATGTGTAATTAATATGGAATTTTTTAGACACCAAAGTATATGTGAAGTAAACCCTAAACTACTATTACCCAATGCAAACCCACTAGTCAATGTTTCAGATTTCTGTTATAATTCACTTATGGAATTTTTTAAATCCGATCATAATGCTAAACTCGTTGCATATTCTATAACTAGAATATTAGGCCTAACAGAAGTAACTGCAACATACCTATTACAATTAAGCACAGACAAAACTATTAATACCGTTAATATATATAGAGAAATAACCAAAGATGAACGGCTTCCTCTTAGAGTAAGAATAGACGCAGTAAGTGCTGGTGTAAATCACGCAGCCGATGTTACGGGACTTATGGCCGATCCAAAGTCGATGATTTTAGTAGAAGATATTGTAAGCAGAATGGATCCAGCAGAAAACGGAGTTCTTCATGGAATTATTCGTAGATTCGTTGGACAATCTGCGCCGCCAAAACAGTATCCAGCAATTTCAATACAAGCATTTGTCCCGGTCGCTGGCGGAAATTTTTATTTTTCAGCATCTACGATGGGTACTATTTCCGATAATGTATTTTCTCACGAAGTTCATAAGTTTTTAGGTGTACAAATTGATAAAAATATTTTAAATGGCTCAAATAGTAATTCGGCAATAATGACGGCTATTATACATAGGTGGATGACATTATACGCTGACGATAGTACATCCCTAACTCCCGCAAAAGGGGTGAATTTTAGGGATTTTATTAGAAAACGCACGTGTTTTAAAACTCTGGGAGATTTTTTACAAATTATTATGAACTCAAATCAAGAAGAACCTAAATTGCTTCATACCTTTGATAGAATAGCAGGATGTATTTCAAGTATTATTAATAAAGTTACAATTGTAGACGCTGGAACATCTCTACAACAGAGAGTTTTCAGAAGAGTGATGATTACTACAGATGTTGTACGTGCTCGAGGTAGAACAACAATCAATTGTCTAAGGGAGATTGCTGGAATGCCCTTAGATTCTGGTTTTGGAAAAATAAATAATATTTCAAAAAGAATTAAATCTATGTCACATTTAGAACTAAAGAACAAATTAAAATCGGTTGGACTTAAAATTACTAAAAATGTAAGAGGTAAAAGAAAGTATTTATCTAGAAAAGAACTTGAAAATAAAGCGTTATTATTTAACAAATTACAAAACACCGCTAAGAAAATGAAAATAAAAATTATGTACAAATCAAGAAATGGACTGTATAAATACAAAACGTATAAACGTCTACAAAAAGAAATAAATTCTAAATATAACAAAAATCGTAAGTATCAAAAACCTGTAGTTAGAAATTTTAACTTTGGATGACCTTTCGCGAATAAAACAGATTAAATACATCTTTCCCGGATTCGTAAATGAAGATTTCCGATTAAATATAAAATATAATTATGTATCGGACTATCTGAGAAAAGAATCCAAAATTAAAATATTACATTTTCATAATAATATGGCATGTTTACAATATTATTATGAAAATCCAGAAGACCGTAAAAAAAATCGAATAAATTGCGAAGGTAAAATATTTCCAAATTTGTATAACGTCGACAACTATACATCTAAAGAAATGTATGATTTTATAGACGCAAATTATTCTTCAAAAGCTTTTCCAGACGCTGAAATTGCTCCATTCGAATTCAATGAAAGATACATAGATAAAACTAACGATGAAATCTGTAAAATACCTGACATGTCGCTTACTCCACAACAAAAATTCATGGGACAAATAATGGGTCCTAGTTCAAATTTTAAAAATATGTTGATTTTTCACGGACTTGGTTCCGGAAAGTCTTGTACATCTATAGTTATCGGAGAAGCTCTAAAAAATTCTACAAATAGGCGACTTATATTTGCGGTTCCTGCACCACTTGTAGATCAATACTTTGAAGAAATTGCGGGTGAAATAAGAAATGGAAAATATTTTTCATGTCCATCTTTTTGTTTACATCGCGAAGGCGACGAAGACCGCGACTATTACGTTTCTGATGTTCAGAATGTTATGCTCAACTTGAAAATGACTGAATTAAATAGAGCACAAGATATATTAGAAAGATATAAAAAATTAATAGACGAAGGTGATACTACTCAAGCTACAAAAAAGTTATTTACAGATCAAGAAAATAAATACCAGGTACTCGTAAAGGAACTTGCCAAACAACAGGCTTATTACGGAGCTAGTATACTCCGAACTTTTGATATAGTAAGTCACCAGACATTTATAAATTCGTTGTATAAAACAGGGAAGACTGGAGCTCTTATAAAGGGAGATCGTTTATTAAATGAAGATTCCGCTTTGTTTAGTGAAAACGGACTCTTAATAATTGACGAGATTCAAAGATTGGTATCCGAGGGAGGTATGTTTTACAAAAAATTGTACGATTCGATTAAATATTACTTTCATCCAAAATTAAAGATTGCAGTTATGTCTGCCACGCCTGTATATGATAATCCATATGAATTAGCGTTAACTATGAATTTGCTTAGACCTAGAATTCCGTTTCCAGTAACCCAAAAAGACTTTTATAAATTTTTTATCGGAGAAATAAACGAAGAAGGAGATTGCTTAGAAAGTAAATCTGGAAAAACTTGGGTTTCTCAAAATTCGTGTATAATTAATAAAAATTTAATTAGCTATTTATGTTCCGGATATGTTTCGTATTTCAAAGGTGGTAATCCAAATGCTTATCCTTATAAGCGAACGATTACTCTAGAACATCTTTTTACACCGCAACATAAAACACTTTACATCAGCGCTTTGGTATCTGATGCTTCTAAAGATAAAAATACACAAAACGCCGAAGGATTTGGTGTTTATCAAAATATTTTACTAGGTAATTATGATACGGTAGCCGACGACAAGGTAACTGGTATATATGTTACTACTCAACAGTATTCAAATATAGCACTTCCTCAAAAAGAAAATCAGGTTAATAAAACCCTTGCTCAAAAAAAAGACGCGTTACAAGTTTTTAAGAATGATTTATTAAAAAGACAATTATCTCAAAAAGCAGTTTTAGATTTTGTAACACAATATTCTAATAAATTTTCAAAAATAATAGAACTAACATTACTATGCGAAGGTCCTGTATTTATTTTTTCAAATTGGCTAACATACGGAGTTGAGCCTCTGGCAATCATTCTAGAAGCATGTGGATTTAAAAGTTTTGACTTACATGGCCCGGGAGAAAATCGTTATTTCATATGGAGTTCAGAAACAAAAACAACGGACAAAACTGGTACACTTATTAAAAAGGCTAGAAATCAATTTAATTCACCAGATAACAATACCGGAAGAATGTTGAAAGTAATTTTAGGAACACGTTCAGTTATGGAAGGTGTGTCTTTTAGAAATGTTAAGCAAGTACATATTACAGAACCTTGGTGGAACGAGTCGAGAATTAATCAAATTATAGCGCGCGCATCTAGATATTGTAGCCACTCTAGTTTACCACAGGTGGAACAATACGTAGACATCTATAGACACTACTCAGTTTTTTCAATTGGGGGACAGGCAAGTGATACAGAAGCATCTGAAGCATTAAGAACTGGAAATATTCAAAATTGGAAAAGTTTGTCTACTGTAAGTATAGATCAAAAAATGGCAATGATGTCCCTAAGAAAGTACGCGGTTAATACAGAGTTAGAAAATCTATTAAAAGAATGTTCGATTGATGTAAATATCAATAAAAACGGAAATATATTACGACTAGAAGAAATGGTAGTACCTTTGATAGATGGAACTTATAATATACACTACAAAAATCCTAGTACTGGAAAAATTTATCTAAGAAAAGGAATACCTAGAAAAGTTAATTTTAATGAAATTTACGAGAGAAAATATTCATTTCCAAATAAAGAATATGAACTAGAATTTGTAGAAACTGGACAAAACAAAACAGGGGAATTCATAGTTTATACAGATTCTGAAATTATTAAAGACGATATAATTAACCCCGATTTAAATTTTAGAGAAATACTTGTTCCTTGGAAAAATGAAGATACAATAACAACAATTGAAACTTCTCGTGAAATAAAATTATACTTTGTAGATTTAGCTAAAAAATACGCATTGTTACCATTTTTAAGAAAAAAGTACTTCAACGAAAAGGGTACAAGAGTTATTAAATTCGACCACTCTAAAAATATGGCAGGTCTTCTTATAAAATGTATTACAGCGTTGTCTACTAACCTAGCTATTCCAATAAGTATAAGAAGAGAAATGATTGAACTAATTAAGAAAGATAGTGTAAAACAAAAAATAAATGAAGACGTAGTAAAATTAATAACTACCTACGGATATCCGGAGTCTTATTTAGAAGAGTTATTAATACTAGCGGCAAATAATCCAGGTGCTATTAGAGAAGCGTTAAATTCTTTAAAATAGTTTCGCATTATTTTTTAAAAATTAAAATGTGTGAATAATATCAAATGAGTCAAGAATCTATAAGTTTTTTTGAAGACAAAACAACAGAACAAATTATTAATTGGATGATTGCTCATCTATCCGAGAGTCAGTTGAGAGCATGTTTGGATGCTGCAGGAATTTCCCCGGGATATTCGGCAGGTCCAAGCGCAGGTCCAAGCGCAGGTCCAAGCGCAGGTTCAAGTTCTTCTGGAGCAGGATCTTCATCAGACCCATTACCGGCCGTACCACAAACCGTTCCACAATTTACACCTCCAGCGGGGTCTCAGAGTAAACCTCCGAGAATAGCATTTAACATAACGCCATACGTTGATTCGGGTGAAAGTGTAAGCGCACGTCCAATAAATCCAGTTACAGATGATGTTCTTAATCGTCTAGAACCATACGTTGGATTCCAAATAGAAAGCAAAGAACAAATTATGAAAACATTCCCAGAGTTAGATTCGATAGGTCTTAACTCTGTTCCTATTTATATTTACAATTATGAATTTCCAGTTGTATATTTTATTGCTTTTGTTTCGGGTCAAACCGGATTATTTGTTACAGCATTTCAGGCTCCTACTCTAAAAATATTTAAACAAATAGGGTTTGAATTATTAGATCAATTAAACAAAAATGTTGCGAATGGTCAATATGTTTTACCGGCCGGTAAAACAATAACTAAGGAAATGCAGCGATTAGCAAAAATTTACGGAACTTTAAGAAATAAACCTGATATAATGACAAATACAATTCAAATTTTAACACCCGAATACGTTAAAAGGGTCAGGGACAAAATGGCAGCAATTAGGGCGGCTAAATTCGGATTTAGCGAAAATTATAGCGAAGATTTATTCGGGGAATTCAATGATGGAGATACACTAGACGACTACTCTGAAGATTATACCCAAAACGATTCTACTACAGACTTGAATAATTTTGATCAAAACGACGAAGAAAGTGATTTTGAGACAGAAGTAGAAACAGAGCCTGAAGTAGCATCAGAAAATAATTTTGGAGAACAACCAAAAATGTCTAATATGCGGGTTTACGATATGAACTCAGAACAACTAAAACAACATATGATTAATAAATTCGGCTCAAAGTTCGCAAACGACTACATCGCAGAAAAATACGTCAATTCCAACGGTGTACCAGCAGTTAAATATATTAAAACTGAAAACAAAACTAATTATTCAGATACAGAAAATAACGGACCTATAATAAGCGGATTTGGAGAATACGCGGAAGAAGAAAATTTATTTTGATAAAAATTTTTAAGTTATGTCGTTAGTTTAATTACATTATCGATACTAGTCTTGAATTGATCATCGATTTTTGAATCTAGAAATTTGATAAGTTCTTTGAAAGTTTTTTTGGGTTTTAATTCATTATTAAAATATTTGGAAACACCTTTGAGGATGTTGCTTGTAAAATATATATAATCTTCAAACATAGCATCTAGATCATCATCTGACGACCTCAAAGAAATTACTTTACAGCCACAAGATAATGCTTTGATTATGCGATGCGTTTCTAGGCTATTTTTATCATAATACGGAATATTTATAACTATCTTGCATTTGTTCAATAATTTAGTTAACTCTTCTGGAATTTTATATTTCCACTCAAAATCTACATAAACATTTAAAGATGTTTTCTTGAGATTTTCTATAATTTCGTGACGTCTGGCAGTTACAGTACCTACAAATGCTACGTCAATTTCTCTATTTTCAAAAGAAGTAAAATTAGATTCTGGAAATGGAAAATAAAAATTACCTAAAACCTTGATGTTTATATTTTTTTCTAACCATCTAGTAATATCGTTACTATAACTTAAAACAAAATTAGTCTTTAAAAGTTTTATGTAATTTTGATCTCTTAAAAATCGGCTTTCTATCTGTTCACTATTTAATATAATGTAAAAAATTTTAAATGGCAATTCTTCTTGTTGCTTTAATAAAATTTGAGGAATTTCGTTTGATCCAAATAATATATATATATCATTACTTTTTGGATTAAATTCAGTTTCTATAGGCCAGTTATATTTATTAGACAATTCTTTAGCATTTTCACTGAAAACTACATGAAAATAACAAATTTTTATAGACATTTTAATTTATTTAATTAAATTGTCTTTATACTCTATTAATTGCTTTAAATTATAAAGTATAAAGATAATTTAAAGCATTTATTTAATAAATGAACACTCTTGAGATATCTAATATTGCCGCAGCATGTGGAAAAAATCCTTACGAAGATAAGAAAAAAATAATACTTTTAATTTTGTGTAAGAAATACAAAGAAATCTATAAACAGGAATTTAAAAAATTTGGTATAATCGAATACATATCTCAGGACGTTAAAACATTCGATAAAGAAATTAAGGAAATTTATTCCGAGCATAAGAAAAGCGTTGCAAACCCAAAAGACTTTAGCAAAATACAAACAGAAATAACGAATCGTATAAAACTTAAAAAAGATATCACTAAAAAAGATTTGGATTATGCTAAAATGTTTATAGAGTCATCCCTTAAAAAAGATTGCGGAACTAACTCCGAAAAACACATTATCAAAAAACAAAAATACACTAAAGGAAATAATTGTATGTTTACTTACACAAACACCGAATTTAATTGGACAATCAGAGGATTTCACGACGCAACAGATAACGACATAGTTATAGAAATTAAAACCAGAATGAAATTACAAAATGTTAGGCGTAATGATTATGATCTATATCAACTCTTTGGGTATTTACTCTCAATGAACAAAACTCGTGGAAAAATTGTACAATATTTTAATGAAACTGTTTACGATTCTGATATTCCATCTTTTAATGAATTTGGACTTATTGACATTACTACTGAACCGTGTAAAAGTAAATTCGAAACGTTTATTAACGAATTGAATAGTTTTTTTGAAGAACTCAATACTTATACAGAGACTAAACTAATAAACATTCAAGAAGTGATAAGGGAAACAGACTGGCCAATAGCAATTTATGACACAGATGATATTCCGCATAATATTAATCCAATGTACGAAAAAATTATTCAAGCTATTATGTAAAAATTTTATTTAAAGAATCTTTTTTTAGTCCGCGAATTATCTTCTTATTATGTATTATGGTTGGAAATGCAAACTCGCCTTGAAGCAACTTATTCAATTCAATAATTATATTTTCCCTATCCTTCGGAGGTATATCTAAAAAATTATTATCGAAACTCAATTGTTCTCCAGATTTATATGTAATTATTGAATATCGTTTGTCGGTTTTAGAAAGATAATCTTTGTGTAATATTTCACAGTATGGACATTTTTCCATAGACACTACTAATATAAAATTAGTTGAAATATCTATTGTATCTATAGGACCTTCGGGTTTTATTTCAATATTTTCTTCAAAAAGTTTATCTATCATGTATAAAGAACTACCTGTAATTATGAATAAGATAATTATAACTATAAGGTTCAACATCTATACCATTTATTTAATATTTTAAATATTATAAATTAACACATTAATTGCTAAAAATAAGTAAATCTAAAATGATTAAATCTAAAATAATTAAATTTATTAACTGTAGTATGGATACTACAAACGATGCTGATGTTTTGCGAGAAAATTTACTAAACATTACAGTAGTAGCTGACAAATCTTGGGATAATGTTGCAAAGATTATGAGACGTATCGATATTAAATGTATTAATACTAATCACAGAATTAATATTTTTTATGGTAAAAATTTAAAAATGCTACAAAATGTATGTATTAAAAAGGGATATACAGTTTTTAGAAGATCAGTGTCTAATGAAAATTACAATTCTGATATTAAAAACGTTTTAGACCACACAAAATTTTGTATTATATTTCATAATTTTACAGAATACAATACAATATCTGGTTGTATAATCGAATTATGTAAATTGAATTGTATTCCATATTTTATAATTTCGGAGCATACAGATTCCTATTACTTTAACGGTGAGTACATCCATTCAAAAAAATTTAAAAATTGTATAAAAGAAATACGTTATTCACCAAAAAATACAATTGTATCACTTGAATTTAATCCGTTTGAAATCCAAGAAATAGAACCTAATTTAGACCAAGAAGATAGTATTGAAAAATTCAATGAAAATTTTAGTTATCTTCAAGAACTTAAAAAAACAAATAGAACTATATTAATTACCTAAGTTGTTCCTTCGCGTATAAAATTCCCTTTTTATACATATCGATTACCAAATTATTTTCTAGTTTATCTAAATTTAAATAAACTCCCGGATTAAGTTCAATTTTACACTCAATAATAAATGTAGACCTAGGTCTATCAAAATTTACTAAGGTTCTAAATACTTTATTAAAATAAGTATCTCCAGGAAAATTAACTATAATGCTGTAACCACATATATATACGTCATCCGTAGGGGATCCATAAATATTTTTACAACATCCGTCTATATATTCTTCTTTATCGATATTTACACTTTTAAATATAAAAGGAATACTCATAGAAGCCTTAATGGCATCCTTTAATTTTATATTCGGATAGTTAGTATTATTGAAATTGATATATTCATTAGTATTCAATTTAGTTACGTGAATATTAATATTTACTTTAGTTTTTTTGCTAAATTCGAATATAGTTATGTTCTCAGGATTTAATTCAAATACAAAACTTATTAATTTATCTAAAAAATCGTCGTCTATTATATGGTTATTTGATATATTATACAAATCGTATTTTACAATTTCTTTTAAATTAAGTTCTAAAAATTTTGATAATATTTCTTTAGGTTTAAATCCAGATAAATAAAGAATTCCTATTAGAGAACCAATAGAACACCCATAAAAATTTTTTAAGTCTAATAAATTATTTTCATGTAAATATTCTAGAACCCCTATAAACATTATTCCAGAATGTCCTCCACCTCCTATGAATAAATCTTCCATTTATTAAGTATATTATAATTATCATTGTTTAATAAACGTATTTTTAATTACATAGTCTATATATTCATTCTTGAATCCCTGCAAATAATTATTTTTTTCTTCCCATTCTAACTCATGCCCGATTGTTTCACATAAAGAATGTGCTAGTTCGTGTAATAGTGATGTAACAATAGTGTCTGCGTCAAAAGGAACATGTTTATCATAAACTTTAATTCCTATTTCTCTTCCTTTATCATAATTCCATGCTAATATTTCGGGATCTTCATTTATTAATTCTACAAAACTGGTGTTTTGTAAGTTGAGTAGTAATTTTTTCCCGTCTTGTTCGTTAATTTTTTTTGCTATATCGTGCGATATATAAATTAATACTTCAATCAAATCAGCGACCTTAGAATTTCTTGCTCTAAAAAGTTTTCCGGTTTTAGACGTAAATGAATATCTACAGGGTCTAAATAAATAATATAATATGACTAAAATTAATAAAATAATTAGAATTGTCATTTATTATAATATGTAGATTTAATTAAACTATATAAAATAATGATATATACAAAAGTATAATGGAAACGTTTATACGCCAACAGCAAATAATAACAGAAATTAATTTAAATTTTCAAATTTTATCATGGGAAGCATTTGATGAAGTAGACGAATATTCTGATAGCGAAGATCCAATAATTAAGTATAATATTTACACATTTGGTGTTAACAAAAATGGTGAATCCGTTTGTGTAAGATTTGAAGACTATCAACCTTATTTATTTGCACTTATTCCAGACCATTTACAGAAAACATTCGATGAATACAAAAAGAAAGAACTTGAAAAATACATTAAAAATAAACTATATAGAAACAGGGACTGTTTAGAATTGGTATCAATTGTAGAGCGTAAAAAATACAAAGGCTTTACAAACGGTAAAAAATACAAATTTATAAAATTTGTTTGTAAAAATTTGAGTACGTTCAATAAAATTAGATATATACTCAATCCTAAAATTAAAACAGGCTTGCCAAAAATAATATCGATAGACATTAATCCATTAAAATTCGATTTGTATGAGTCTAATATCGAACCATATTTACGCTTTACACATAAAATGGAAATCAAGATGGCGGGTTGGGTATCTGTTAAAAATGCTAAAAGAGATAATAATATATCGAGGTGTCAGCACAGTTACACTGCAAAATACAATCAGGTTTCGCCCCTTGATTTACAAGAAGTAAGTAATATAACACTAGCTTCGTGGGATATAGAGGCGTTTTCTCATTCCACTAGATATGAAAACATAAATGAATTTCCAAATCCAGAAAATCCAAACGATATAATAACTCAAATTGGAACTAGTCTTTATAAATTTTCTACAAAAGAAAGTATTAAGCATGTAGTAACTATCAAAAGCCCAATTGATAAATGCTGTGATCCGGTAGATGGAATAATTATTGAAGAATACGATTCAGAAAAAGACCTCATTATTGGCTGGGTTAAATTTATAATTAAAACAGATCCAGACATTTTAATTCAATATAACGGTTATAACTTTGACTGGAAATATGTCTATGAAAGGGCTAAAGTTCTTGGTATAGAATACATTTTAGAAAATCTTAGTAGAATTGAAAGTAAAGCAGCACATATTCATGAAGACCAGTTGAATACGTCTGCGTATGGCGATAATACAATGAAATACATCAAGGTTTATGGAGTAACTCAATTTGATTTAATGTTCGTGATTAAAAAAGAGCATAAACTAGAATCCTACAAACTTAGTAACGTAGCTGAACATTTTATAGGCGATACAAAAGACGACCTTAGTCCTGCAGATCTTTTTAATTTTAATACATCCACAAAAGACAAAATAGCACTAGTTGTTAAGTATTGTGCTCAAGATACTTGGTTGCTAATCGAGTTGATGCTAAAATTAAGAATTATCACTAATATGATCGGAATGTCGAATATTACAATGGTTCCGATGCAATACATAGAATTACGTGGACAACAAATTAGAGTTCATACGCAAATTGCTTATGAAACAAAAAAGGAAGATTTTCTCATTCCAACTATAGATTATAAGCCAATTGAAGAAACAGACGATGAAGAAAAATTTACGGGAGCGACTGTATTAGATGCTACACCTGGGGCACACTTTGAACCAATTGCTGGATTGGATTTCGCAAGTCTATATCCATCGGTTATGATCGCTCATAACTTCGATTATTCGACTATAGTAGAAAGTGAAGAATTTGATAATTTAGAAAATATCACTTACGAAACAATTAAATGGGACGAAGGTGAAGTTAAATTTGCTCAGAATCATAAAGGTATTATGCCAAAAATTTTAGAACGACTATGGAAAGAACGTAAAGCAATTAGAAAACAAATGAAAAATCTTTTACCAGAAGATTCTTTATACGCTGTTCTAAACGGAGTACAACTTGCAATTAAAGTTTCTATGAACAGTATTTATGGTTTTACGGGCGCTAAATACGGAAGACTTCCAAATAAATTAATCGCAGCATCCGTAACAGCCTGTGGTAGGCAAATGATCGCACATTCAAAAAAATGTGCCGAAGAATGGTACAACTGCGAAGTTGTGTATGGTGACACAGACTCTATATATGTTAAATTTAAAAGCGACTTCAAGGGACAAGAACACATGGACTATGTTTTTAGAGTAGCACCCGAATGTGCTAATAGAATATCGGCTACATTCAAAAATCCTATCGAACTCGAGTTTGAAAAGGTAATGTATCCGTTTATTCTTTACTCTAAGAAACGCTATGCAAGTCTATTTTGGACAAAACCTTCAAAACATGATTACATAGATTACAAAGGTATACAGGTTGTTAGAAGAGACAATTGCCCATTTGTAAGAGAAAATTCAAAACAGATTTTCGAATACATTTTTTTAAATAAAAAAGTTTTAAATTATTCATTCGAAAATGTAGATGAACTAATTGACACGAGTAAAGAATTTGCGAGAGAAAAAATTAGAAAGTTAATTAATGGAGAAGTTCCAATGAAAGACTTGCTTTTATCTAAAAGCATTAAATCTGGCTATGCGTTTGATCGCAAAGCAGTATGTACACAATGTACAAAAACTTATTATGAACTTAATGTAATTGGAAAAAAAGAGATGGACATAATAGTTCTTACAAAAAAATCGGTTGATGAATTTATTAAAATTACACATAAATGTCCTAGTTGTGAAAAAGAAACGTTATTTGATAAATGTCCAGCAAATATTCCACATGTAGCACTAGCAAGAAAGAGAGAATCTAGAGATAAAATGGATAAAGTTGCGTCTGGAGACAGGGTTCCATATGTTTTTGCTACATACGATAGTACAAAGCAATTTGAAAAGGTAGAAGATCCAAATTATGTAATTAAAAATAGAATTCCAATAGATTATGTATATTACTTTGAACATCAATTCAAATCAGCTATAGAAACAATATTTACACCAATGTTAAAAGATGTTTCAGAACTATGGAACGATCTTATTCCTCAAAAACAAAAACGGGTAAGAAAAACTAAAATTGAAAAAAATTAAATTATTAACTGCTGGTTAATAATCAGAAATTGCTAATTAATAATTTACTTAAAAAGTAAGTCATTAATTAGTATGAAAAACTATGTCGATCGAGCTTACGTTTACCACTTTCAAGAATAAGTATTCACTTCCAGACTCGGCAATCGATGAACTCAAAACTATTTTTGACTCCATCATTGTCGATTTTGCTCACAAAATTCTGAACGACGAAAAAATTGTTCCAAAACTGAATACGGTTCCAAAACTGAATACGGTTCCAAAACTGAATACTACTACTGTAAAAAAATTTGCAACCAAAATTGCTGAAGAATATGCAGCAGAATGTGGCGTAACTCTCGAAGAAATTCCAAGTGAAACTGGAAAGGTTACAAAAAAGGAACTCGAAAAATACATTAAAAATAAACCGGGATCAAAGTCTACCGAAACCTCTGGAAAAAAAATTGCCAAAGAAAATTCTGATAACGATTCTAAAATTTCTTCCAAAAAAGAAAAATGCGGCGGAGTTAATAAAGATGGAAATCCATGTAGCGCAAATGCTACTAAAACTCCGGACGGTTCTAAAAAATGCTATTGTTTTAGACATGCCATTGATTGGAAACAGTATGAAATTTCTTCAGATTCAGATGATGAACTTGATCCAGATGTTGTTACTGAAGATAAATCCGATTAGTGTCTTAAAAAAGAGTTATCGTCTGACCGTTTCCACCGGCAGTTGCTTTCATGTATCTATTTCCGTCTGTTTGTAATCGCCCAACTCCGTCCACCTGCATATAAACAGACTCGTTCCTTTTAACATAGTTTTGTGCTGCCATAACTGCACTAACCTGATCCATTAGTGCATTTTGTGTCTTTCGAATTTCCTGGTATATAAAAGCATCTAAATTAAGAGGGTATATATTTCCCTCTGCGTCAAACGCAGAGACGTAAATATCCTTTGCCACATTTTTAGCTGCAGTACTGAAAAAATCGTAATTGCTAACAGGGTTATCTACCGATTTTTCAAAAATATTAATTTTTTTGGTTACAATAGCGAAAATTGCAACAATTACCACTAAACCTACAAAAAATCCAATTACCATTAATTCTTTTTTAGCCAACATTTAATATTAGTAAAATATTTTTTTTTTTAAAAAATTATAATGTTAAATAGATAATAAATATGTCTAGAAGACGCCAAGTAACAGAAGAGGATAGTATTATAGACGGAGAAAATATTATGGAGTTATCAATAACTGGAGATAAGATTGCTGGTTTATCAATAACTGGAGATAAAATTGCCCCAGGTTCTATAGATGGTATAAAATTACAAGGAAGTTCTATACTCACATTCAATATAGCAGAATCTTCTGTAACAACCTCTAAAATAGCACCAGGGGCTATTAACTCAGATAAAATAAGCAACCTCTCAATAGAGGGAATACATATTAAAGACGGAACAATTACTACGGATAAACTTGCGAATGGAATTTCAGGAAGTCTTATATCACCTGGAAGCATAGACATTACAAAATTATCGTTTACTATATCTGGTTCTAATTTAAGCGATGGTTCAATTACTTCTAATAAATTGAACCCAAATTCAATTACTTCGAGTGAGATTTCTAACAACGCTGTGACTACTTCAAAAATTATAGATTTTGCGGTAACTACAAATAAAATAGCAAATGGTGCGGTATCTACAACAAATATACAAGATGGATCTATAACAACTTTAAAGATAGCATCTGGAGCAGTTACTTCTACAGAACTTTCTAACAATTCTGTTGTTTTTGGTAAAATTGCCCAGAATGCTGTAACATCAACTGAACTTTCGAACAATTCTGTAACAACTTCAAAAATAGCGCCCGGAGCCGTTACTTCAACTGAACTTTCGAACAATTCTGTTGTTTTTGGTAAAATTGCCCAAAATTCTGTAACAACTAACGAACTTTCTAACAATTCTGTAACAACTTCAAAAATAGTAGACAATGCAGTAACCACTTCAAAGATAGCATCTGGAGCAATTACTTCAACTGAACTTTCAAATAATTCAGTAACAACTTTAAAAATATTAGACAATGCAGTAACCACTTCAAAGATAGCATCTGGAGCAATTACTTCAACTGAACTTTCTAACAATTCTGTAATAACAGATAAAATAGCTCAGAATGCTGTAACCACTTCAAAGATAGCATCTGGAGCAATTACTTCAACTGAACTTTCTAACAATTCTGTAATAACTGATAAAATAACAGATTTTTCTGTAACTAATTCAAAAATAGGTAATTTGTCTATAACTACTTCAAAAATAACTTCCGGAGCAATTACTTCAACTGAACTTTCGGATAATTCAGTAACAAGTAGTAAAATATTAAACGACTCCATAACAACAATTAAATTAATAGACCGTGCTGTAACCACTTCAAAGATAGCATCTGGAGGAATTACTTCAACTGAACTTTCTAACAATTCTGTAATAACTGATAAAATAGCGGATAACGCCGTAACTGCTTCAAAGATAGCAGACGGATCTATAACGAGTTTAAAGATATTACCTGGAGCGATTACTTCGACTGAACTTTCTAACAATTCTGTTATTTTCGGTAAAATTGCCCAAAATTCTATAACAGCTAATGAAATATCTGGAAATTCAATTACTGGAGACAAGATAGCAAATTTATCTATAACGTCTAATAAAATACCGGATTATGAAATAACGAGTATTAAAATAAATAATGGAGCAATAACTTCAGAAAAAATTGCCCAGAATGCTGTAACATCAACCGAACTTTCTAACAATGCTGTAATAACTGCTAAAATAGAGGATAACGCCGTAACCACTTCAAAGATAGCATCCGGAGCAGTTACTTCAACTGAACTTTCTAACAATGCTGTAATAACGGCTAAAATACAAGACCTAGCAGTTACTTCTTCAAAGATAGCATCTGGAGCAGTTACTTCAACTGAACTT